AACGATCACCCGTAGTGTTAACTACGTACCTTACTTGGAAGTCGTTTTCCCTTGTGCTAGGGTTGTAAGCCATTGCCATGATTAATTCTCCATTTTAAAATTCAATGTTGGATCGTTCAAGTTTATTGAAGACATCTTGTCTGTAGGCTGGGTCGTTGTCGTACTTAGAGTCACTCATAGCACGTACAACTTCTGCTTGACTACGGAAGGTATCTCCTTTAGCAGGAGTAGGTGCCTTACCAGTTAGCATCTTACCTTCAACACCTGAAGCATCATCAAAGCGATACTTCAAAGCTTGTACAGCAAAGAAACAAGCAAGGGGATCTCCACCTTCCATTACTTTGTCGTACATTTGAATCTCTCCTTCTTTGAGATTCTCTTTGGCCCAGCCTATCATTGTACCATAGTTCTCTTCACCACCAGCTACACCTTTTAATTCAGTAACTGTTTCAGGTGTTAGTGGTGTTACTTCTTTACTTTGATTGTCAGCACGATACTGAAGATGCATCTGGGCTAAAGCTTTTGGATCCATATCACTGAGTTCCTTCATAGTCTCATCAGTGAACTCATCGTTTGCTTCATCCCAAAGTTTCTCTAAGAAGCTTGTATCTATATTCTCTGCTTCTTCTTCTTTCTCTTCTGGTTCCTTCTGTTCTTCTGGTTCTTCAGTAGGTTCTTCTTTAGGTTCACCTAGTTTCCTTTGAAGTTCTACGTAGGCATCTTCTAATTGTTTAGCATCTTCAAACTTACCAGCTAGTAACTGGTTCTGCTGTTCTTCTAATGCTTCACCTACTTTAATATTCTCTTGCTCTTCAGGAGTAAATTCTCCTTCCTGCTGTTCCGCAGGATCATACGTCAGTGTAGCCATGTTGGGTGATTACTTCAAGTTTACCTAACCCCACAGTTTTTACGGTCACTGGAGACCCTATCTTAGGAGTACCTACTTTATCTCGTGGGGCGTATTTCATTTTAGCAGGTTCTGACATAGCTGTAGTTAGTTCTTTCTCTACTACAGGCTTGGTTGTTCTCCTTTGTGGACGTGATGGTTTTGCTTTATTCATTGTTGTGGTTGTTGTTGAGCCATCTGCATTTCAGCTTGCATCTGTTTCTGATCTACAGCTGCCATAGCTGGAGCTTGTTGTTGCTGTTGCATAGCCATCTCCTGTTCCATCTGTTGCTGCTGTTCTCCTTGGATCTCTTGCATACTCTTCACAAGGTTGAGTACATCAATACCTGAAGCTGCAGCTAAACGTTTGATCACTTCATCAGGGTTGATGAAATTCATCATGGCTTCTGGTCCTACTGTCTGTGCAATGGTTTGCATAAACATAGTAAGACTCTCCCTGTCCTGGCCGCGGCCAAGTGCATTGATACCTGCTACGATAGTAGGCTTTACAAACTCTTTAGGGATAGGAGGTATGGTCTTGTTCTTCTGAAGTACACTAAGCTTACGATCAAGGTAAGGTACAAGGAACTCAACAGTAAGTAGACTGAATAGTCCACCAAGTTGTTGCTCTAGTTCCATCTGTGTCATCCGTACTTCTTCTGCAGTAGTACGTTCTGACTGTCTGACTGATAAAACAAGGAAGGCTTCACTAAGTCTCCTCTCTATTTGTTGTACCATACCAGCAGCAGTAGCAAAGTCTGCTGTCTTACCTACTTGGATTACACCAATATCTTCAGGTCTTCCCTGGATGATTGCACCGTTCCCAGCTGCCGCTAGAGTGGCTGGTTTAGTACTAGCTGATGGTGATACAGTAAAGACTACTTTAGCAGCTGCTGCAGAGCCTTCTACGAGGGCCTGAGAGAGTGCTTCGAGTGACTTAAGATCCCCTAGGAATTCTTCTACTCTTCCTCGTCCGTAATCTTCACCGTCAACGGTGTTGAATCTAAGAGGAAGCCAAGGTGATATACCTATAGGTGCTTTACTTATTGAAGTAGGTATGATCTTATCATATACTTCTTGGTGCCAGTTAACTCTATTGCCTGTAACCTTAACATGAGTATAGACATCACAGTCGTTACTGTCTTTGTCGTTGTCATCATACCCATTCATCTGTCCTGACTCAAGGTCCGGAACTAAATCTTCAATTAATTTTTTGTTGATAATTTCTTTAGTGACGATCTCTATTATATTGTCGTTACCGTCTCTACATATAACATAGCGATTAAGTGGGAAGAGTTTAAGCCCTTCTTTACCCATGAAGATAAGAGCATTACCAGACACAACCAAATGTTTCATTGCTTGATGTACAGTAACCCGATCATCAGACGCAGCAATCTGTTCAAGGATTGTACGTTCTACCTTAGCAAAAGCTAAGTCTAGTTCTGATTTAATCTCTGGTCCATAGTCTCCTAACTTAGATTCATCTACTTGTAGTTTAAAGAAAGATGTCTGTGGTGGTAGAAGGCTAAGCATTAGTTTAGCACTTAAAGTTACTACTCCTTTAGCTCCAATACTTTGCCAAGGTGTAGTTAAATTCCTTGGATGTTTGGAGTTATCATCTTGTTGAATTAGATAAGGGATAGTTAACTTTGAAGCTTCTTCTGCTATGTTTAAATATTGAGAACGATTGCTAGCTAGAATATCGTACCGTTGTTTTGCTGTCATTATAAATTCACTGGTGGCATGTTCATTGATTTACCTGAAGTATTGCCTGTATTTACTGTAGGCATACTCCAAGAACTTCTCTTCCATCGTCTAATACCGCCTCTGCTTCCACGCCTTGATGTTTCTAGGCGTGCAGATCTTGTACCACTTTTACCTACAACAGACGAAGCACTATATCCTACACCGGGTTTCTCTACAGGTTCGTTTATCTGAGCGGTTAGATCAGCCACCTGCTGCTTTAGGGGATCTAACATGTTAGACCGCCAATCAACTTCGTCATCTCTTTCGCCCTGTTTACGAAGAATCCATGGGTCAATCGATGGGTCGATGTTAAGTTTCTGATCTTGTGCAAATTGTTTAGCACCTTTGACTTGATCTAAATCCCAACCTTGAGCTTCCATAGCTTCTAAATCTTTCTTACCAAAACCCCACCAACCATGTGCTCCAAAATCCCATGGAGATTCAGGTGCCTGATCGACCCCAACCCTTTGTGCGTCGGGATTATCACGTCTTATTCCTAACTGTCCTGCACGGTCGTAAAGCTGTTTAAGTTGGTATGGACTTGCTCCACGGCTAATAGCTGCGTCTATATCACGCTTGCCATAACCTTTACCACCCCAGATATTATAATCCCAGTCGTGAACACCCCTTGTTTTCGACCACGGCCTTGCTTCTCTCTGTGCATGTTCGCGGATTTGCTCGAAAAGTCCTCCCGTGTTCCTTCCGGTGGCCGGCCAGGGGTCGAGGAAAGGAGTATCTCTCTTATTTCCACGGTGGGTGGCTGTGGCAGCTGCAAGATATTGCTGATTATCGTGTAACTTTGCTAACTGTTGAGCAGAAGTTATACCTCTCCTTCGAAGAGCCATCCAATCGTCGTGACCAAACATGGTGGTAGAACCACCCTCCTGTAACCAGTCTTGACCTAACGGCATGATTTAAACCTCCGAAATAGTTGATAGGTCTGGTCCTTTATTAACAGTATACATCCAACCGTACAAAGCATCAAAGGTTTTCTTGTTTGGTTCTTGTATACCTTTTATTAATTTATCTATAGTATTTAATCTGAAACTTTGCCAGTCACTATTACGTGTCTCTGGTAGACTTTCAAATGCTTGTTTAACCTGAGGGTTATCAATTGCTGATGTAACTTCTAAAGTCATCTTTCATTTTCCATTCGTTTAGTTAGCCAGTCTATTACTGATTGCTGACCGGCAGTGTACATTATTAGCGACACCGTATCCGTCGGGGTAGGGTCGCGAGGTGGAAAGACCTCCTGAAGTTCATCCAGGAGGTGGTTGTCAAATTGAGGACCGTAAATAGCCTCAAGCATATTGTGGGAGGTTGACATTCGAGTGCTCAAAGAAGGCTGGCATTCTAGCACGCTTAGTCTCGAAAAGCTCAGGAGCTTTACCTTCATACATTAAGCGATCACTGGAATCCAGCCAGAATTTTTTATCTAAATACCTATCGTAGGTACAATTACCTAGTGGTTCTAATATCCAACTGATAGTTGCTTTACGTAGTTTATCTAGACTAGGTGATGCATTCCAATTCATCTCTTGACAAACTAAGGAATGACTTGCGACGTGGACTGTTTC